ACATATTTTAAGTCTTCTTTTGCTGTAAAAAGAACTAATGTTCTTCCATTTACAATATCACATAATTCAATTATCTTTTTTAATACGGCATCAAGATATTCCTCTCGGTTATCTGTATTATAGTGTGGAGTATCATTCGCAATATATAACAATCCATGATTATCATAATCATATGGTGAATATTTAGGTTCTGATAATTCACCAATATAACCTAAAGAATTAACAATATATTCATATTTTTTCTCAATGGTTTCACCTTCTTGAGAGAGTGTAGCAGATGTAAGTACAACTGAGAAACGTTGATTAAACAGATTTTGTTTTAGTATTGATTGTATTTGTTTTGGACATGCACAAATCGAAACTTCACCATTTTCACTTTTAATAGCCCATATTAAATAATTCTTTTCTTTCCCGCTCAAAATATTACAAATTCTTTTTAATGCATTCAGTTTTTCAAGTGCATCATCAACTTCTCTTTCTCTTTTTCCAGATTCATACACCGAAACTGATACTATTATATTTGATATAATATTATCCCATTTTTTATAATCTATAGATTCTGGCATCTCAATTTTATATCTTTCAAGAGAAGAATCGTTTTTAATCGACATTTTTTTTACCTGTTCTTCAATGTCTATAAATAACTTTCTGTTAATTTCAATCAATGTCTTAATATTCTCTTCAATTTCTTGATCATAATATCTAAGTGCAAAGATTCTTAATACTGTATTTAATAAAGAATCTATATCTTTTTCAGAAAAAATATCCGTTAATGCACTTCGAACCTTTTCTTCAAAATTATGAGCTTCGTCAATGATCAATAAAGATGGATTGCTTACAATAAAACCTTTACCCGTTTCATTTTTTCTAATTAAATCTCTAATGAGTAAATCTTGATTCACGATAATAAAATCAATATCAGATGAATTATCGGAAATATAATATCTCATCATATAAAAGGAGCACGAGTGTCTATATGGACACTTTTCAAAAATACATCTATCAACACAAACTGTTTTCCATTTGGCATCACTAATTCCCTCAAGAACATCAGACCTTTCTTTAATGGTTCCTTCACTAACCTTTTCGATCAGCCACCATAAATTTGAATATTTTGTCTTATTTTTTTCATCGTCATAGATTTCCAATGCTTTCATTCGACAAGCATAATTATTCATACCCTTTCCAACAACTGCATTAATTTCTAATTTCAATTTATCTGCAATTATTTTCACATCATTATATAATTGTTCTGACAATTGTATTGAAGACGTTGCAATTACAACTGGTCTATTTTCAAATTTATTAATTAATAAAGCAGGAATTAAATATCCGTATGACTTCCCTATACCTACACCTGCTTCAATTATAATATTTTTACTATTGACATAAGCTTCTGCTATATCTAACGACATATTGGTTTGATCAACTCGATAATTTAACCCGTAGTCTTGATGTTTGTCATATATTTCAAAAATTCTATTGATAAGAGATGATTCAAAACTTTTCTTATCATCTTTTCTTTTAAAGAAGTAATAATCATAACTCATTTAGAGATTTTAATTCCCCTTATCTCATAAAATCGTCATTTTATTGGTACATATATTCTTTCATTTCTCCAATTACATTTATGTCATCTTCATTAATGCTACCTCGATATACATATTACATGTCGAGAAACGGATTTCTTCTCCATCCTCATTGTAAGTCCCATCAGGATTTAGTTGTTTGGCAATGAATCGATTTTCATAAGACGATTCCCTATTTCCTATTGCAATTTCAGGAAAATACTCTTTCACCGATATAACGACATATTTATTTTCTGCTCGAAGAGGCTGGATATCTATTTCGCCACTTTCCCATCGGATTGAATTTTTATCATAGTCTCCAACATTTACATGACCCTCTGGCTGCTTTATCCCCCAGACAAACTTTTGACTTTTGATTACATACCCTTCTTTCAATTTAGTACTCATACCGTCTCTCCTTATAAAATCATCGTTTCATCATAAATCATTCATATTTCCCTTTTAATAATAAACACAGTTTTTTCTCCCCGGTATAAAACTGCTTCACCTCAACCGAGATCTTATCAATTAATTCAGGAAATGCAGGTTCTCCGTGACCACAACTTCCCATACGACAAACATCTAAATCTGGATTTACTTTTTTTAATTGCTCAATAAGTTCTGACACCTTCAATCTTATCATTCCTTCCTAATTTCCAACGAAACTGCTATTTTTTATTCACTGATTTGTTCAGCGAGAACATATAAAACATTATCAATCGGATCATAACCACACAACAATTTGTAGTCATTATCTTCTGTCACTCTTATAATCAGATTTTTACCATCTAAATCTTCCCATTCGTATATAGGAATATCTTTGAAATATTTTTGCAATTTTCTTCAACCTCTCTCCAATCAAATCATATCATTTTATTTAAAACCCCTGTTGAGTTTTTCCAATCTTTTTAGGCTAAGGTCTGCGCTAACTTCTCCTAAAATTACACGCTCAATCACTTTGTTTAATTCAAGTTCCATTGCTGCAATCACCGAGAGCAGATTTAATGGATTATCTAGATTAACTGGCAATTCCCTTAATGTTAATGTATCATCACTGAAAACAACTGATAAGTGATCAATTAATAATTGATCTTCGTTCCATAGATAAACTGTTTTCTTCTTTAGTATACCATTGTATATCAACCATAATCTTAGAAGTACAATAATGCTTGATCTGAATTTATAATAAATTACTTCACCTAAATAAATTCTTTGTTTTTCTAAATTTATTAAAGGAACTGTATCAAGACCACTCGGCACTTCTTTATCGTTAACAGATTTTAGGTTCAGTGGATCCTTTTCTTCAAGTTCATCGATAAAATTCATATATTCTGTTGGTGCTAGTAATGAGAAAAAATTAATTATTGGAGATACATGTTGTCTTATCAAAAGATATTCATTCCATACTACATCAATTGCCTCAATTTTCTTGTTGTGTACGATCTGATTGACACTGTGATAATGTTCAAGATTCTTTTGTAACAAATTATTGACTTGATTCACACTGGACTTTAACTTTTCAAGTTCTTTTTGAGTTGCCACTGAAAAGTTCATTTTGTCTTTTTCAAATATTTGCCTATTTATTTCGAGCTTCTGATCTAGCCATCCTTTAAGAGTGACACTTATTATACCGGTTATTATTGCACTAATTACAGTACTTGTTAATAAAATACTCCAGTCCTGCATTAAATGTTTGCCTCCGCTTCAGATAAATCCGTTAATTTATTTACTCATTTCTTCGTGATATTTCTGCAACATCTTAGTTACTATTAAAGAAGCTGATTCATTTATAGTTTTGATAAGTTTAGTAGTTCCATCTTCTTCTTTGAATATTGCATTTACTTCCTCTAATGCTTCTTTTCTGATTGCATTAAAATCGATTTCTTTTTTCATACACATACCTCCCAAAAATATTTTTTCATTCAATAATACCTAATCGTTTTATAATATTTTTATATATTGCTCCTAGTCTCCGTGCGTTATAATCATTAAATTTTTCAAAATCGCTTATGTACTTCCCTTGTATAACGAATTGCTCATACCATTTTCGATTGCGAGTTATAACAACTTCTTCATTGATTTCTTGAAATTGATCTGCTGTTAAATCAATAATAATATCATCATATTCTAGCCATGCATGAGAAAAATCATTTGAATTTATTCCCCAAACATACTTAGTCGATATTCCTCTTTTACTAAGGAATTTTGCAAATAAATGACTTGTATCACCGCAACAACCTCTTGGAAAATTTAAGAAGAAGTTTGAATTCGGGAATTCTTCAATAGACATCGACTGGATGGCTCGACGAAAAGGTAATGCAAATACTAAAATCTGCTCTTCGGTCATCTGTTAGACCTCATTCCTGTTAAAATGGATTTTTTATTGGAAAATTAATTTTCAAAAGTAATGGATTTAATATTCCTAAAATCTACAACATATGCTACTTTTGTTTTTTCATCAGAAACAATAAAATGATAATCAGGCAAAGACATATGAACTATTCCAGTATGCAGTTCTCCGTTAATATTAAATTTGCAATAAATAGACTCTACACAACTATTTAATGCATCAGTAATTTCATATGCAGATAGGTTTTCTTTTCTCAATTTTAATTCCTCCTATGAAACTGACATTTCATTTACTCTTCTTCATCTTCATATCTATCTTCAAACTCATCACAAGCTTCGGTTTCTCCATATGGTCTATCATATATTTCTAAAGCACATTTTTCGGGCATTTGAGAGTAATCTGGGGCTTCCCAATGCCAACAATTTTTACAGACTTTATCTGACATTTCTTCTTCTCCTTTTTCTGACCTTTCATTTATTGAACCTCCCACGACTAAAGTTACGAGTTTGCGGCTCACAGTCTTATCAATGTTATCAGGTTCTATATCATATATCTTATTATGCCTTGGCCCCTTTTTAAGATCAACTCTTTGTTTTGCTTTCACCGAAACTTCTTATGAATTGAAACATATCGTCAATTCTCTCCAATAATTTATTCTGATTGAATTGTTATTATGATTGTAGATAAAAATGCTACTATTTGCGAAGCAATGTGAGCCAGTATTTTCCCAGTGTCGGTAAATGGCTTAAGTATAAATCCTAATTTAATCAATCCATAACATAGAGTAGCAAAAATAATCCATGATATTATGAAAACAATAGTTTTTTTAATGATCTTCTTAATCTTTTTCATTATTATCACCATTTATTGAATCAACTTGCTTAATTTTCTTTGACACTTCCTTTATTTGCTCAATAACATCCTTCAAATAATCGTGCAAGTCCCATATTTCAGTTGAATTGTATGTATTCAGGTGAATAAAATTGCTTATAAATTTCCATTTCTCTGAATTTCATTACAGTTGTATAATTTTGTTTTTTTGGCTTTGATGTTTTATGATGCTCGTCGAGGTAATTTCTAAATTTATTAAGATATTTGTTGTATAAAGTTACAAAAGTATCTAAAGATTCAAAACCTATATATGTTTCGATATCAAGATAATAATGTGTTTTACCATTAGTCATTTTTTTATAAACAGAAAAATCCTCGGTTTTGAGATGATCATCTGTAACAGTGAAGACATTCTCAAACGCATTAACAGTAGACATTATATAACCCTCCTAGACATCTGATTGTTTTTTATTCATTTTATAAACTAACAATTATAACTCACCTTTGTATTCAGCGCCTAACTTAACCAATATTTCAGCTAATAGTAGTCTGTGACAAAACTTACCCTTTCTACAAAAACACACTAATACCACTCTATCTCTTGACAATAATTGATCCCATTCGCTTCGATGTTTTTTGAATGATTTTCTCATTAAGTCATAATATAGTTGAGTATATTCTTCGTCAGATATTTTGCCCTTTTTATGTTTCATAACCATTTCCCATGTTGGAGCAAATGTACCATTTGAAGTTTTAACAGTTGTATCAAATCTATCTGGATCTCGTGTGTTGTATTGGGCTGTATATACTTGTAATGGGATATTTATCACCCACTTTACTCGTACTATTGTCTAGTTTTTATGTACTATTGGTATGCAAAACAAACTCAATAATCAATCTTACTTTTAATCCACTCTTCAATTCGCTTTAAATCTTGTATCAATTCCTCAAAAGTAGTGGCTGAAGACTGCCTAATTTTCATTCTTACTAAAGCTTTAACAACACTTTCTAATTGGCTATAGTAACCAAGTGGAACGAAGACTTCTTGGTTGGTTTGTTTGTTAATAGATCCGGTGTATTTCTTAATAATAAACTGTCTTTCGTCTGACTCCAGATAAATGTTGTCTTCGATGTGAACTTTCATTTTTCTTCCTCCTATTATTCGTTAATGATAAAAATAATGATTTCATATGTCATAGCATGAAAAGCAGCGTTACTATAATTAATGTAATAATCAATTTCGTTGTTAGTATCTATACACAAGGTAGTCCTTTTTCCAGTGGAGGAATGCTTATTAAGATACACATAATAGTCTTGATTGAATTTTGCAGTTAGTGGTATTTTCTTTATTAGAAATAAATTATTAAGTTCAACAGAATTGATTTTAGCTATGTGTTTTTTGATCTGATTAGTTTTAAATAAGTCGATTATATATAATTCGGCTGTACCCAATCCAATGGTATCCCATCTTGTTAATTCAATTATTTGTTTCATTTAACCAATCCTTTTAAATGAGTTTTATTAAATAAATTCAGTCCATCTTCCTTTTTCGTCTTTAACTTCTACTTTTAAATATTTTTCATCCATCAGTCGATCAACATAATCATCAATTGATTCTTGCTTTTGTTTTTTTAGCATTAGTTCAGCAGTTTTCTTTTTATGCCAAATTTGAAATTGCTTTGATTGAACTAGTCTCTCAAGCGCTTTCTTTTTGTTAGCATACTGCGATCTCTCATCTCGGGACTCCCCCACTGCTCCAGATTCAATGTGTGTGATTCTAACTCCCGTTTCTGTTTTATTGGCGTGTTGTCCACCTTTTGTACTTGCTCTGAGTGTTTCGATGCGAAAATCTTTCTTCGTAAGTGAAAATAAAAGTTCCTTTTGATTGGTCATTTTATTAATCATCCTTTTTATAATACTCTCCATGAGTGTCATATCTACATCGTTTACAATATCCTGCTTGCTCTATGTCATAACTCCAATATCCGGTTGAAACAGTATAGATAGACCATTTATGACCTTTTACTTTGCAAATTAATCGTTTAATCCAATATACCATTATATATACACTCTTTTATTAATTCACTTTTAATTGTTCCGATGCCATTTGAAGTCCAACTAAATATGCATGTATTCTCCAAGGTATTTCATCGCCAATATTATAGATCCATTCCCAACAATCTTGATCCAAATCATAAATGAAATCATGGTATGTATTATTTACATGCTCATAAGCCCATTCTTCTTTGCTACTGCAATTTTTAGCAACCTGAATCAAATACCGCATTTCGTTCTCATCGTATTCAATACAATCGTTATCTAGATCTTGTTTCCATTCCAATAGTCTTTGTGACGCTTTTATCGAGTTGTAATCCATTAGATTCCCACTATATGCTACAAGCTTCTCGTAAAAACAATTGATATGAACATCATCAAAAGAATGAATGGTGGCTTTCCAAGTCAGACAAAACACTGCTTCACCAATATCTCCACTAATGTATACGTTATTCCCATCGAATACATAACGACAAGAATAAGTAGTGGTTCCTGGTTGTCTCCATTCAAGCCCTTGTAAATCTCCGTGCTGTGTTAATGTGGCTTTGTGATTTTTAAACCAGCGCTCTCTAATTTCTCTCTGCTTGTCACTATAATTGGTCATTGAATAAATCTTCCTTCCTCATCTAATGTATCCAATACTACGTCTGTTACAAATCCACACTCTGGACACTCTATCCAAAATTCGAATTGATAATTAAAATCTAAGTAGTTTTTCCCTGTTTGCAACATCATCGTACTATTGCATATTTTGACAATCTCTTTTATATGTACTTTGAATACCATTCAATATCAAGCTTTTGATCTCATCAGTTGTTTCTTTTCCATTTTTGAAATATCTAAATGGATATTTTAGTATATCATCTATCCAATTTTCCAATCTGTAAAAATTCTCACAGTCGTTTTTACTTCTTTGGAGTGCTTCTTTGACAATCATTAATTGGTCTTCACTGATACAGGTTAATTCTTCTTCCCCAGTGAGGTTATAACGAAACAATACATAATACTCCATATCATCGACTCCATTTTGTTATTTTATATTTTCGTTCCGATTAAATTAACAACTTTCCCATGTCGATTGATTTTATAAGGGCCAGGAATGTAATTTCTATATCTAACTAATTCATCATACAACTCCTCAGTCGCTTTGAATTCTTTATTATATATTTTATATGTATTGCCTATAATAAAATTCGTTGATCTTGGTTCTCCATTGGCTAATAACAAAGAGATGATAAATTTAGCAGGCTCAGATAATTTCATAGCCATTGCACTCCTTTTATTTTTCGCATAGAGTAACTAAAGCTTTCGCAACAGTATATTTGCTTGCCAAAATTTCTTTTAATTCTATTTCTAACGTTTCTAAATATGATATGTAGTTTTTTATTTGCTCCTCAGATTCTTTTTTTACTTTTTCGGATCTTGTCTTTGCCATTCGATATTGTAGTTGAGCAATTTCTGCATTTAATCTTAGCTTTTCGAGTTTTAATTTTCTTCGCTTCGATTTTTCAGATCGCTCTAACTTCCTTAGTTCTTTATCATACATTTGTTTTATTTTATCTCTATAAATTAAATATGACAAATCATCCATTTTTATGACTGTTTTTACCCTAGATAAATCAGTTGTTAGGTATATCGCTACTCGACCGAATGCATATAAAACAGACTCTTCTCCTTCACTGTTAATTACATTTCCAATTCTCCTTGCTGTGCGTAGCATACTTCTAATTTGACCCAATGCTTGTTTTCGATCTTTTAATCCTAATCGTTCTGCCACTCTCTCGTAAGCGTGCTCGGTCATTATAATTTGTTTCGTATTGAGTTCTGGATTGAGTGAATTAAATTCAACCATATGTCATAACTTCACCTCTCAATAAAAAATAGTGTAGTATCATATACTACACTAAAGATAACACCATTTAACTAATTGGTCAATACATTTTATTTTTTATTTTTAATCAAATAGCAACTTCCAATTGTATTTTTTCGTGGTGTTTGTAATTAATGACTTTGATATCGTTGATATTGAAATCGTAGAAACTCTTTATTTCAGGATTAATCCATATGCGTGGAGGTTCATATGGTTGACGCTTAATTTGATCTTCTATAAACGGAATATGACGATCATACAGGTGTAAGTTGTCTATGTTAAAGCAGATTGAACCAACATTATGACCAGTTACTTGAGCAATGAGTTTGTGTAAGACACTGTATTGATACACGTTGTAACAGGTTCCGAGTCCCATATCGTTACTGCGTACATTTACGGTCAAATGTAATTTCCCGTCCCACAACTGCCAATGCGTTTCATATACGCATGGTTCGAGAGCCATTTCATCAAGATCTTCGACACACCAGAGAGTTGTTTTTATACGTCTGGAGTATGGATTGTACTTTAGCATATAAAGCAAATAATCCACTTGGTCAAGAAAAGCATAATCACCACTGATAAGTACCGATTTCAATTCTTCATTTTGCATCATTTGTTTTAACGCTGAATTTATGGTTACGCGTCTGTACTTATTAGCAAGTTGCCATCCATAAGCTTTACCAATAGTACCATCTTCTCTTTCCCACTCATTCCACACGTTGCATCCCATTTTTCTTAGATCATCAACTTTATTGGACTTGTCTCTCCAGATCCAAAATAACTCTTTGATCGGATCTTTGATGGGTACTTGTTTTGTAGTTAGCAAAGGAGCAATTTCACTTGAATTATCAAACTTAATTTGTACATTAAGAATGCTTTTGGTGTAAGCTAGAGATCCGTCAGCCCATTGCGTTCTTACAGATTGATCTTTATCCCATTTACCCTTTTCTATTATTTTTTTTGCAAGTGAATTGTATAATGTATCATAGTTAAACAGTTTTATCACCTTTTTTCTTATTAAAAATCCAAGCATCCACATAAAAGAAAATAAGTGACCCAATTAGATTTGCAATGATTGTCTTTGTAAGATTGCCGAACGGTAATAGTTGAATAACCAAATACAATATTGGCGTACTTGCTTGCCATCTGAGTGCATACAATAAAAGTTTCAATTCATTTCTACTCCCATCTTCATTTTCAAATCTTCTATTTGATTTGAAGATATAAGAAGGTGGCTCATGCACCACCTTCTTCTTATTAATTATTATTGTTTACCAGTGCTCCCATGACCACCACGATCAACTTTATCAAGGCTATCAACTTCAACGAATCGAAGTTTTGGCATTTCTCGTTGGATGCGGAACTGACAGATTCTATCGTTCTTTTCGATTACAGTATCTCGCAAGGCATATACAGGGAAGAACCACTGATCATTGTTTCCAGAGTATGCATTATCAACTACTCCAGGCGAGTTAACTTGAATCACTCCAAAGTTTTTGAATGTACTGGATCTAGGAGCTACTTTAGCTTCATATCCCTTGGGCAACTTCATTCCAACGCCAAGGGGAATAAGTTTAAACTCCCCTGCTTTCAGCTCAATAGTTTCGGCTGCTCGCAAATCGATCCAAGAGCCAATGGAAATTGGTTTAATCTTTTCAATGTCTGTAAAGTATTTCACTTTAATTTCAAGGGGTTTCTTGAATCTAACCAGGTGTTCCTTAAATACATCTTTAATAATGCGTTTGTCTGTCTTTGGATCAAAGTATGTGATCCGAATTAAGCCATTCTTCAATAGTTCCTTAACAATCGCTTTCTTCTTTGCTTTTGTGTACCACACTGTCTGATTAATATGTAGTTTCATATACCTTTAAAACCATCCTTTTATCGTAATTTTATATCTATATATAGTGGTTGGAGTGTATCTCAACCACTATATATAGTATGTTAAAAATTTATTTCGAATATTTTATGCTTCACAAACAACACACAGTTTATTTTTGCTAAATTGTTGGGCTGCATTTGTGCTATGTTGATAATATAATGTTTTAACTCCGCTTTTCCAAGCAAATAAATACAACTCATTTATCTCTTTTGCTGACATTGTAGGATTGATCATTAAATTCAATGATTGACTTTGATCTAAGAATTGTTGTCGAGTAGATGCTTGGTCAATAATGACATACTGATCAATTTCACTGAATGTCTTGAATACTTCTTTTTCATGATCTGTTAAGAAGTCGAGATGTTGCACAGATCCGTCATTGTTACGAATGCTATTCCATACTTCTCTTGTATCTTTTCCATATGATTGTAATACCTTCTGTAGATAAGGATTTCGAATAGTAACTTTCATCTTGGCAACATCTTTAACATAAATATTAGACCAAATTGGCTCAATACTTTGTGAGACTTGACCCAAAATAAACGCCGAACTTGTAGTTGGCGCAATGGCAGTCAGGGTAGTGTTTCTTCGTCCATACCCTTTTAGCACTTCTGGCTCACCATATAATTCAGCCAACTTTTTAGATGCTTCATAAGCTCTTGATTGAATAAAGCTAAAAATACGCGCATTCAATTTATTGGCTTCCAAACTTTCAAAGGGAATCATTTTAGACTGAAGATATGAATGCCATCCTAACGCACCTAAACCTAATGCACGATTTGCTTTTGCAAAATTATAGGCACGTTCCATAAAGTAAAACGCTTGATTATCTTCTTTTGAACTTGAATCTCGAAGTTGTTCCAATTTTGTGATAAACTCAGTCATTACTGCATCTAGGAAGAATATCATTGTTTCTACTGCGTCTGTATTCTTCCATTCGTCATAGTGCAGTAAATTCATAGAAGATAGATTGCATACGAATGACCATTCTTCATTGTTTGGCAATGCAATTTCAGAACAAAGATTGCTATGATGTATTTTAATCTTTTTATCTTTATAAACATCCACAGTATTTCTATTTACCGTATCAATGAAGAGGATATAGGGATAACCAATCTCAACACGCCTTTGGATTACTTTTGCCCAGAGTGCTCGTTTTGCAGTATCTCCTTCAATCATTTCCTTCATCCAATAATCTGGAACAATCACTGCGTGAGTTAGCTCTTGAATTGGAAACCCTTCTGTACCAATTTGCAAAAATTCCTCAATATCTGGATGATCAATTGGCAAGTAGGGAGAAAATCTTCCTCTCCGGGTGCTTCCTTGTGAAACAACATCAATAATTGATTCAAACAACTTCATAAAGTGTACTGAACCAGAAGATTGACCATTATTAGTGATCTCTGCCCCCCTTGGTCGCAATTCCCCAAAATAAGCAGATGTACCTCCACCAAACTTACTCATCATCCCTACTTCTGCTTGTGTATACAAAATCCCACCCATGTAATCGGGGATATATGATCCAAAACAACTTATGGGCAATCCTCTATTTGTACCAAAGTTCGCCCAAATTGGGGTAGATAACGAGTAGAATCCTTTCTCCATATATCCATAAAATTTATCTGCAAATCCTTCAATCCCTAAAATTGATTCTGCTGTATTAGCAATATTTCTAATGCGTTGTTCAGGTGTAACTCCCTCAGTCAGGTATCCACGAGATAAAAAGAGTCTGCTATATTCATTTAGCCAATTCATACATTCCCTCCATTATTTTTATTAAAATAAATCATCGCCTGTAATGCTACGAGTACGTTTGCTGTAATTAATAGATCGTTTTGCGAAGAAATCTACATGCTTTGTAGCAACAATTTCATCGTCAAACCAATCTGTTGTTTCGACCGCTGCTTTGTCAACTTCAAAAACAGGCTTATATCCTACATTCAAAAGGGAATTATTCAGCCTATTCTTAACAAATTCTTTAACTGTTGCTTTGGGCAAGAAATCCAAATCACCAGCTTCATAGATCCAATCAATTACAATTTGCTCGGACTCATAAGCTTCCTTGCAAGCTTGTGTAACTAATTGCTCCATGTGATCATCAAACCATTCTGGATGTTCTCTTCGAATTGTATTAATCAATTCTATCCCGAACAATCCATGAATTTGCTCTTCTTTTGATGTTGCTTCAATTACATTAGACATACCTTTAAAGATATTGCGATATTTGTTAAACGACATAATAATCAAGAACTGAGAGAATAGTGATACATGCTCAATAAACAAAGAAAAAAGTAGTATTGACAGCGCATAGTCCCTATCATTTCCTGTTCGAGCAAGAGCAATGCTTTTAGTTAAATAATCTACACGTTGCATTAATTGAGGGATTTCTTTGATTTTCTCAAACTCTTCATTCAACCCTAGAATTTCAAGCAAGTGAGAATATGCGTCATGATGTCTAACTTCACTTTCGGCAAATGTATATCCTACTGAACCCAACTCTGGTTTTGGTAGTCGATGATACAAATCACCCCAAAAAGTTTTAACTGATACTTCAACTTGAGCGATTGCAAGCATCGCATTTTTAATTACACTTCTCTCCACATCAGATACATTTACTTTATAATCTTGAATGTCAGAAGTGTAATTAAATTCTGTATGTAACCAATAAGAATGTTGAATTGCTTCTTTGTATTTTTCAAGATCAGGGTATTCATATGGTTTTAGATTTAACCGAAATTTAAAAATATCAGGTGTTCTTGCTTGTTTCCTTTTTTCACGATAAATAATATATTCTTTAGCTGTAATTTTGTATTTTGATTCAAGTAAAGCCAGTTCTACGAGATCTTGAATGGTTTCTACTGTTAGATTTTCATAATCTCCACGTTGTTTAATCATTTTTAATACCTTTTGAGTTAGTCGTTTTGCTTCTTCAATATCAAATTCTCCAGTTTGATTTCCTGCTTTGGTTATAGCTTGAGTAATTTTATCAATTTGAAAATCTACTACTTTTCCGTTACGTTTGGTAATCAAAGTAGGTAATTTCATATTTTTCTTCCCTCTTTTTATGTTCGTTTATTAATGTTCCGTGGTGAATATTACCAATCAGTGTTCACCACACGTACTCAAGTCAAACTAATCTTTCTTCTACCCCTTTTTCTTTTTTTTGACCATTACACTACCTAACTTATTCACGATATTTGTCAAATCAGACAAGTTATCGCGTCTCTTCACAACCTCGTGTTCGTATACACCTCTATCTTTGAGAAAAGGTGTAAGTATTGCATTGTACACCACATACCAAGGTGTCTTTATGTTACTAGTAGACGAAGAAGATGTGCTTATTTCGAGAACACCAAGCGACACTTAAAGTTTCACCCCCCTTTCAATCTCACTAATTGTGATAAATTGTTTTGTTTAATCTTTTAATTAGCCCTATATTTATTTCTACTCATCGTCATTTATATACTTACAAAACCCATCTTCAGCACCTTCTAATATTCTTTCAAAAATTTCTTTAAAAGGAACTGCCCATATAGCATAATCTCCATTACCTCCGAAAGAAGATTCATCTAGCAGATTCTCGGCAATGAATTGCCTTTATCATCATCCCTTCATAAGTTATTTTTAGCTGAAAACACGATCAATGCCAATATAATTACAAACCTAATTCTCACAATTTTATTACTCCAACATCAATAAAATCTTCGTCATTTTCGTACAATTCCCATGCCTCATCATAGCCTTCCCAATTATCAACACCACATGCCTCAAGACACTCCAGGAAATGAACTTTCTTCAACAATTCTTCATATTCCCTTTTTGAAATTGTAATCGTTTCTTGATCCCGTGAAATTGAATTTTGTTCATTAGATACGAACTCATTCATACTTATATTTCCCTCCTATATTTGTCACTGATTAAAGACATTATTTAACCATTCCGCAACTTCTATAATTTAATTTTATTGGGTATTCGGATTTTGTTGTGGGAAGAATGTCATAAAAGACCCTCTTCGTACAAGCGAATGATTGTGGAAATATCTGCTCCAGCGTCTTTTTCGGGTTGTCGATTGAAAAACGCATCCCAATCAATCTTAGGCACTCCAACAAGGATTTGGCGGTTAGGTCTGAGGTCTATCTTGTCAAACTTAGGCTTCTTTGTTTTCCTAACGCCCTCGGTAAACAGCATCCTTGCTCTTCAAAAGTGTACGGAACTCTCATTTTAATGTCCCCCTTTTGGTTAATTTATTAACGGTTTCTATGCAAGCCCAAATCGGAACTGACTTACCTTCCCAACCCGAGCAATCGTCTTTGCCTTTGCAGTTTTTATATTTCAGACATTCCGTTTTACAAAAGGCGTAGTGATTATTTTTCAAATTACATCACCTCCGCCATTTCTAAATGATGATACTTAGACATTTCTGCGACAGTAGAAACAACCGCTTTTGTCCTGTCGCCGCGAGGCTTAATCAAATTGTTACGCTCTACATCTTTGAAGTTACACTTAGGAATGCAAGAGCCTACATAAGCAATCAAAAATGGAGCTACATCATATTTGAAATATGGTTTTCCACTCGCAATTGCATCTCTTTTAGCCTTCAACCTCTCATAATGAACGGTATCCCTATATCCCTTTCTTTCCATACGTTCTAACGCTTTGTCGATATCTTGCAGTATTTCATAACGTGAAGCATCAGTTTGTATAATCGAACCGCTCCTTTCCACAACATAATCCGAACTTTTAACTGCTAAACTCGAAATTTAAAAAACTATCGATTCCACACTAAAATCCGATTAGCCTTTTATTATTATCTACATTTGTATGAAGCACAAGACCATCTACACTAATGTGGCATTCATATTCACCAAAATCAAAATATTCAATAGCCAATACTATGTATGCTTCAATCTCTCTCATATCCTTTCATTTAAAGAATGATTTTGTCTTAGTTTAATTCACTTCGCTATGTAGATTCTTCAATCTATCAACTGTTATATCACAATATTTTATTTCTTTTTCAATACATATCCATCTTCGATTTGTATTCTCAGCAGCAATCGCTGTTGTGCCTGAACCTGATGTATTATCTAATACAATTTCATTTTCGTTTGTATATGTACGAATTAAATATTCAAAAAGTGCAACTGGTTTTTGAGTTGGGTGAACCTTGTTTTTTTGATCGGTATTAGGGAAATACAAAATAGATTTTGGATATTTCTTGTCTGTGACATATTCTATAGATCTCGTACTGTTTCTATAAAAACTTTCTCCCTGATTGTATATTTTATACTTTCTAGGTTTGTTCATTTGCTCCATTTGGGGAAAGTATTTCATATTTTTTTTACTACCGTTAGCGGCTGCTCCCTTACTAAAAACAATAATATCTTCATGTGTCTGTAATGGTTTCAGTTTGGCTGTAAAAACATTACCTGCTTTCCCTTTATCCCACACCCACGTATATTTAAACATTTCTAAATTCGTTCCTATTATCATTGATGTAAATGGCTGAATTCCAAATAATACTATTGCCCCATTATTCTTAATAATTCTTTTATATTGGTTCCACAATGACTCCATCGGAATAATCGAATCCCATTTATGAGCCAATTTACCATATGGTAAATCAGCCAAGATCATGTCAATCGAATTATCTGGTAGTTTACTCATCCATTCAATAGTATCGCCTTGAAACAGCATACCTTTATTTGTATAATAATAGCTTTGATTAACCAAATCCCTCAGTTCCAATTTTACCCCCTTAAGAGTAATCTTTTATTTATTGATAATTAAAAGAAAAACATTCGATTTCTTTTCTCGGGAGTCATCTTGGTAAGTATACTTCCTTGCCTGCCCGTCCCCTTAACTGGTATCAAAGTTTGAAAGTCAAGATTATTCTTCTTACAATATTCAACCGCCTCCAATTTTGCGCCAATTCTCGATGTAGATAAAAGATTACCGACCACCTTGGTCTCCCCATGTTCGTTCGTTGCAATAGCATAAAACATCATATGTATTTTCACTTCTCCTTTATTTTTTATGGTGTGGTCTAATTTGAAACCAAAACTAAAATTAGACCACACATTTATTATACAATCATTTTTTATGTTATTCAATTATTTTAATTTTATTTTTTATCTAGTTCAAATAAAATATCTTTTAAGAATGTTTGTTTGTTCCTTACTTCTGAAGTCTTAATTGCGTGTCTTAGACTTTGATTTTCAGCATTAACTATACAATATTTCTTTGCTCTTGTAACACCAGTGTATGCTTGTTCTCGGTTTAATAAGATGTAAGAAGACTGATCTATGGCATAAATCACAACGTCAAATTGACTCCCCTGAGAAGAATGAGTGGTAATAGCATATCCCAATTCTATACCCTGGATTGCTTCTCTGTTAACCATAACTTCTCCAATTCCGTAAAAATCAATAATGGCTGTTTGCATAGGCTCATAGACTTCTTTGACTATTCCTATGTTTCCATTAAAAATTGGCGTTGTTTGACCACCCATATTTACGGTCTTGTAATTATTTTTTCTGTTGATTACTTTATCACCCACTCTAATTTCAAATTCGGTCTTGTTTTTTGTTATCTTAATGCTTTTTTTCTTTCCATCATCTGGGTTAAAGATTTTTTGTAATCGGATATTAAGTGGTAGACAACTAACATCTCCTTTTTCTTTCATTGGTACAATTACTTGAAGTTCATTTATATTATCAATTTTTTTCAACCAATGTTTAAATTGATCTTCAATTAACATTGGGAGTTTCGCTCTATCTTTAACAATATTTAATTCGCAATCCTGCAGTTCCCCAAGAATAATTTGACCTTCAAAATTTCGATCAAAAAATTGTTCGCCATTTCTTATTTTTAAACTTGCTTCAATGATGCCTGACTTGGCTGCCTGCCTATGTATTTTAGTAAGTCTACAAGATTTAATAACATCTGTATTAATAAGATCATGTAGAATATTCATTGTACCAATACTCTCTAATTGCCCTTCGTCGCCTAAAAGAACAAGTTTAGAGCCTGTAGGTATAGCTTCAATTAATTTAAGAAATATTTCTCCGCCGATCATTGAAACTTCGTCTACAACAACCACATCAACTTCCAATTGATTATCTTTGTTATAAGCGAATCCGGTTCTTGGGTGATATCCTAGTAAACGATGAATGGTATATCCTTCTTCCCCCGTTATTTCAGCCATTCGAGAAGAAGCTCTACCACTTAAAGCTGTTTGAGCAAAGTAATATTTATTTAATATTTCTCTTACTGCTTTGACAGAACTACTTTTTCCGGTTCCACCATACCCTGTAATTACAATCACTTGATTCTTCAATAATTCTTCAATAGCATTCAACTGCTCATCGGTATGTTCCCAACCCTGTTCTTGCTCAATTTGCTTTACTCTATCTCTCCAATTGTTATAATCAAAATTATTATTGCCATCTCGTAATCTTAACAATTCTTCTGCGACTCTTTTTTCTAGATCATATATTTTTCTAAGAGCAATATATCTATCACCATCTTTGTTAAACACATAAAAATCATCATTGCTTTTAATCACTTCACCCAAAGACTCTTCGTCTAAATCTTCCGTTTCTTCGTATACACGATCAATAAAATCATAAGCGAGAACATAACTATGTCCAGAGTTGGCGTATTCTTTTAATATGTATTGGGATAGACAAAACAATCTTTTGGGATTATTCCATGTATAACCGTTCTTCAAGGCTATATCATCAGCCTTACGGAAGCCAATACCTTCTACTTCTGAAGCTAAAATATAAGGGTTTTCCTTTATTTTTTGAACAACAATCTCAGGACTTCCATAAACACCAACAAGTTTTTCGATCATGTTATTCGTTAAGCCATAATTATCAAGCTCAATATAAGCCTTCGAAAAATCCATTGCATAATATACCTTGTCAATTAATTTGGTAGCTGTTGTAGCACCAATTCCCTTTACTTGACATAACTTTTCAATGTCCCTAGACAAGATTACTTGTAAAGGATCTGAAAATGTCTCAAATAAATTCTGTACTTGATTATCTGTTAGAACTTTTGATAAAAATAATCTTTGTTCTTCAACTGTACTAAGAGATGCTGGCTGTCCTATATATTTAACATTATATTGTTTGCCCCAGGTTGGATCAATCACCTCTTCAGCTACAACTGTATAGACCTCATCCCAAACTATCTCACACATATTCCCCTTAAATATTGCGATTTCATTGATGTTTCCACCCTCTAACACTTCTATTACTTCGAATTTCATAATTGCGAATTCGCCGGAGTTATGTATAGTTTTGGGATATAATTTGTGTCTATACTTCACTCTACATTTCACTAAGTTCATTTTTAACCTACTTTCTTTTTTTATTTTTCTAATCAATTTGCACTCTTTCGGTCTTAAGGAGCAAGCTGCCATCATCATTAATTTGTTCTACTAAAGCTGTAGAGTGCTGATAAACGGAATCTTTATATCTTCGTGGGATGAATTGATCGAATCGTCTGAACCCTGTTATCAACAGAATATTACCACGTTTAAAAAACGATTCCTCAACCACTCTCTTTTTACCATCTTCGTCTATTTCAGATATTGTGCGATCCCAATGACTATATTGACCTGAATGATATTTAACCTGGACTACTCCAGTGGGGGTTAGAATTGAAACTAAATGTTTGTTTTTGTCCTTATCAAGTACTGTGCCACAAATTCTTGAAAGTTTAAACTTTGGATAATCATTTCCTTTATATGTATTAAAGCCTACAACCACTGGCTCTTCGGGAAGCTGATAAAAATCAACAATCTCGTATCTATCCATGTCAGCAGCCAATAATTCATGACCACTGTAATAATAGTTGACCGATTCCATTTCCCAACGACTAATGGAACCATCCATATGTATAGTTTTTATTTCATTAAAGACTTGATTATTATACAACTCTAAACACTCGTCACTTTGAATCCACTTGATCAAAGGCTGAAGCTTTTGTTTGTATACATAATCAAACGAACCCTTTCTATTTGAACCTAAAGCAATATATACGATTCCATTTTCATCAAAATAATAATCTTTATCTTCTGTCATTTCGCTAGAAAAATGTTCGTTAAAAAAGTGTGTAGCATAGTCGTTCATAGCTTGATTGCCATTGGAAATGGAGTACCATTTTATTGATTTTGATTTTTGATCTTGTATAAATTTATTACCTATAAGATATTTCCTAAAGTTATAAAAACGTATTTCATTGTTCAGATTAGATGGTACTATTCCCATTTGAATAATTTGGTCAATGGATCTTGAATCAATCTGTTTTTTTGGAGGGTTAGTCATTCTTAAAAACGACTCCAAAATTTCTTCTCTCGGACGTTTTTCAATACTATCAAAAGCCCCTGCTTTAATTAACATAATAGTTTGCCCTTCGGTAACTAAAGATTTATTTTGAATTTTCCCTGTAGCAAGTATTACTTCACGTTTTGTCAAAACCATTCTTTCATAAAAATCCTGCAAACTCTTATATGGTCGATTTTCTATTATTAGTTTTGCAACATCAGTTGAAATTCTCATGATGCCCTTTAAGCCATATATAATACGATCATTTTCTTCATCAGGCTTAAACCCTAATCCAGAAAGATTAATGTCAGGCAAAGCAATTTTAATCCCTTGGCTTTGAAGATTCCCTATAGCAGTAGCAACCGTACCATAATTTGTGGTTTTTTCTTTACGACTCATCTTCATCATCCTCATCAAGAGTTTCTTGTTCCAACGCTCCTGATTCGACCAGAAGAACTGCTGTATTCCAATAGATTGGTGGGTAATAATAAATTAGATTTAATTGTTGAATAAGAATATAAGTGTAGCCAATACCATGAAGAATTGAGAATCCGTAACCACGCTGCATTGCTATTTGTACTTCCCAAATATACTCCAATAATTTTTGAGAAGTTCCCAATGCTCTACCTTTCTCATACAACATCTGTTTACATTCTTCTAGTACATCAGCCTTCTTCTTGGCTACACCTTTTCTCAGTTTGTTTGCTTCAACAACATCGAACCCGGCAATCTCTTTATCCATTGCTAACAACATCATCTTCTCTTGGCTTGAACATACTCCATAATCCTCTAATAGATGTTTTTCAACTATTTTTATATCTTCTTCACTTAAACCAAAATCACGCATGTCAGAATACCATTCATTGATGTTGTTCTTGTATCGCCCATACTTCTCTAGTGGTGACTCTTCCCCTTCCCCCATTAGTCTCATAACAGTATTGGCGTTTGTTGCTTCCAACAAACTTGATGGCTTAATAACTCTTAAGGCTTGTATACCAGAGAGTTCATCAAATTGAAAAGCAGATATCAATTTTCCATCATTTAATAATTGCCACATTTCAGGAGTGGTTCGGTCAATTACGTCTGGATGCAGATATTTATCATATGTCTTTCTAAGTGATCCTTGCCACTCAATTTTTCCGTATTCTATTAGCATTTCTAATGTTACTTGAATCATGCTACATGTTTTTGTATTAAGAATATCGTATTTAATGTTGCCAACATATTCACTATCTTCAAGGTTAAATTGAGACACTATTTCTTTAGATGGTGTTTGCATGATAGCATTGCGTTCAGTAAAATCTTCATTGACAATTAATACTCCTGCTGCATGGCTTGATCTTTTATTAATTAAACCTTGGATTCCTAAGGCAACTTCAAGTAATCCTTCATATTTATCAATTGTTTTTTTAAAATCCGCTACAGGCTGCCTTCCTTTTTCTTCGTTTCCATAATAGCAGTCTTCAATTGACCATACAAATCCACGCTCTACAGGGATTAATGAACTGAGATATAATGCAACATCATTATTAATACCAAGTCCTCTTGCAGCCGTTAGGATCGTTGATTTGGACGTTTCAGTTCCAAATGTACACACCCTTACAACCTTGCCACCAATTGATTCGTAGTATTTTTGCAAGCATTGGAAAGCAACATCGCGTTTATGTGAGCTGATATCTATATCAATATCAGGGTACTCAGGACGGTGACCGGAAATAAATCTCCAATGAGGCATTTCGATTCCGTCTTGCTTTAATGGATTAATTTGAGTGATACCAAGAAGATAGTTCATTATAAACCCAGCCGCACTTCCTCTTGATGTACCCACAATGCTTTTTGCTTCTTCCCAAATAATATCGATATTCTTTTGCATTGTGATAAAATAACTGCTAACTGGTTCGTCTTTTGCCTTGCTAATTTCCAAGGTTTCCTTACATTCTATATTTATTCTTTCAAAGGTTTGCTTATAATCTGATTTTTTAATTTTATTTTTTAGTCCGCACAACACCTGACTAATTAAATAGCGATTATAGATTTCATCTGAATTAATCATCTCGTTTATATATTCATATTGTCTTGCCATTCGATACAGATTTTCATCATAAAACCATTCAGTTTCATCAGGTAGTTTAATTCTAGGGATAATTTGCTTATGAGCTAAATCATAAAATTCAACTTTTTCTGCAATTTCTTTCGTATTTTTTACGGCCTGGATAAGATCTTCTTGATCTAAATAATCTAAATAATCTACCAACAAATCAGCCGTAAAGAAGTGTGTACTGTGATAAAATTCATCTACTTCTCTATCTCCGCCATCTTCTTCGTCTGCTGTCAAATATGCTTTATGGATATTGCGATCCGTAGGTTGCAAGTAATGTGCGTCGGTACTTACCAAAAATTTTAATCCGTAAGCTTTTGCTATCTTTATTGCCATTTTATTATATTCAATTTGTTCTTTTGATTCTTTACTTGGTTGAATCTCAATATAAAAATCATCTTTACCAAACATATCAATACACCAATTAATAAAATGATGTATTTTTTTCTTATAATGTATTGGATCTTTACAGTTCTCATCAAGCAATGCTAATACATTTTGAGCGAAGTACGACCCTAAACATGCTGTCGATGCAATCAAATGTCCCTTATTATCTCCTACAATTTCTTCAATATCAGCATGAAATGTAGGAACTCTGTCTAATCCTTTATAACTAAACATGCGCCCCCAAGCTCTTGAAGACAATTTTCTAATTAATTTGTGTCCTTCTTTATCTTTTGCCAAAAGGAGAAAGTGATAAAACTTCACACTTTCTCCATTTTCTATTTTTTCGTTCATTTCTTCTTCGCTTGGTAACAAATAGATTTCGTTGCCTAATATAGGTTTAAAGTCCTCCGGAATTTCTTTTTTTTCTTTTAACTCCTTAACAGCTTTTAGAAACTTTACGTGTCCGCTTATAGTCTCGTGGTCAGTCAGTGCCAAAGCATTTTGTCCAAGTGAGGCTACGTATTTTATCATGTTAGGGATTTTATTGATACTATCAAGCAAACGCAAATTTGAATAATCGCTGTGGCAGTGGAGATGAACAAAATCAATATTTTGGATCAAGTTGCTCTCTCTCCTTCAAAATATAAAATCTCTTCCATCAGTAACATTAAAATCAACAACTTCAACTTGTGGGTATTTGCTGTTGTTCCATTCGTTCAGTTTGAACTTTCCGATTACATCTAGCTTAACTGATTTTGGTCTGTTACGATTCAATCCTTTTGATTGTCTCATGGTCATTCGATTGTACTCATCTTCGCTTGTAAATTTTTTGATAAATGATATACCCTTGGCTTCAAAACGAATAATATTCTTTTTGTCTCCTATCAATTGAATCTTATCCGTAGGGAGATAAATATTGGTAATAGCAAATAAAGGTTCTTCTAACATACCTCCCCACATATCTTCCCATTCTGCCACTCTCTTAATATCTCTTATTCTTAAACGCCCCACATTAATTTCGTAATCTACATGATATACATCCTCTAATGACATATCTTTTAATTTTTCGTTTATCAATTGCCTTAATTCGTCAACCTTATTTTCTTTTAAACCAACCCCAAAAGCATTACTGTGTCCAGACACATTCTCAAACACATTTAAATCCAATAAAAACTGTCGCAAATCATCAATTGGAGACAATGAATAATTTCTTCCGCTACCTCCAAATTGATCATCGAATCTCGCATCTTTTCTTAAAAGCAACACAGGGCGTTTAAAGTGACTAGCAAGCTTATTTGCAATTAAACCCGTATACGTTTGTGACGAATCTTCAGGAGCATTTAAAATCAGAATTTTATCCGAATTTTTACCCTCGTTTTCAACCGATTTTATGAGAAATTCTACATGACCTTTTACTTCTCTATCTTGTCTATTTTTAATATTCTTCAAAATTTTAGCCATGTACTTTTGAAGTGTAATCTTTTCTGGTCCTGGGTTAGAATTTTCGTTGGTTGCTTTCGGTAGATATTCAATTTCTTCTTGTTCCCCCAAAATGGCTCTGAACATATTGATTTTTTCTTCCTGAGTACCACTTCGAATACAACAGTTTATATATGGTGATACAAACCACGCAACTTTTGTAATGTTGGGCTTTCCTTGAATCTGAAATTCATTTTGATTCATAATTTCTTTCAAAAATTCATTACCCTTGCCTAACTTTTCAACTCCTTTTAGCACAAACCAACGAGCTTCATAAGATCGTAAATCAATCATATCCGCGATTGTGCCAACAGCAACTAAATCAAAAAATTCATCGGCAACATTATGTCCATACATTTTGTCGTATTCTTTACAAAACTTATATACCATCGCTGTTCCAGATAAGTGAGGGTTTTTATACTGACCATCCATACAATTGATTACTGTTGCATATTTATTTTCATTTTCTATTTCATGGTGATCTATGATTAGAATATCCTTACCTTGATTTTTTAATTGTTTACATTGATAAATATCATTCGAACCCGCATCTGGAACAATCAATAAATCAAACTCATATCCTTTTAATATTTCGGGAATAATCCCATGTTCTTTACCTTTATGAATTGTATATGTAATTTTTAAATTGGGACTGACCTTTTTTAAATACTGGATCATTATTGCAGAAGACATATATCCATCAGTATCAGAATCTACTTGAATATGAATGTTACTTTGATTTCTTATATGCTGATTTAAAAGCTGAAGCCCTTCTTTCATGTTCTTTAAAATCATGCCATCCAATACTTCATGATCACCAACACTCAATAATCTCTCAGGATCTTCTACTCCTCTATGCCTGAGTAGATAATACAGAAGATCATCATCTCTGAGAAAATCATAGTCATTTTGTCTAACTTTGTACTTTATTTTGAATCAACTCCTCAAGCTCCTGTACATCAGTAATTAGATATTTGTTGTTTTGAAGCAATTCCAAAAAAACTTCTTTACCTTTGTCTACAGGGCTGTCTTTATAATTTAATTTGTTATCCCAATCAAAAATAACATAAACATTACAATAGTTAACAAACATCTTGATTATTTTAATTATATTTTTTATATATCTCACTATTTCTTTATGGTCTGGATGATTCTTGTCTTCAAGAGCATCAACATTATATTGCTTGTCATAACATATGATGATTTCCTCTACTCCAAGCCCCAACAACAAATTTCTTTGATATAAACTTAAATTCATACCCAATGTCGCTAAAGCAACATTATTATTTTCACCTAAATAATTATCAATTTTTAATACAGACTTTTCACCTTCAAAAATCATAACTTTTCGATATTTCTTTATATTTTCTTTATTCTCCCAAATTCCATAAAGACTATAATTTGTAGGGTATCTATATAACAGTCCTTGAATCATTATGGGCATATATTTACGTCCATCTTCAATGTCTTGTTGTAGAAAATGCCTCCCTCTAATTCCTATTAATTTACCATCAAAAGAACGATGGGGAATTATTGCAGCATAACGACTAAAACAAAACTTAATTCCAAACCTTTTTATCGAATCTTCTGTTATTCCCTCTTGTTCCCATTCTAAAGGCATATAATCACTAAACATATTTAATACCTTGTCATTATATTCTGGGAGTTTTATTTCTTTGGTGTTTGGCTTATATGTATGTACTTCTAGAAAATCAAGATCTGTATTCCGCACTTTCTTTTTCTGTAGGCCAATTTTTTTTGAGAATAGACGAATTCCCTTATAATTAGCTACAAATTTAAAAGCCTCTGCAAAAGTCCAGTTGTTTATGTTCATTAATAAGTCATAAAGACTCATTGTTCCACATTCGGTATAACAACAAAATAATTTGGAGTCATTGAAGTAATGAAGTTTTTTCTTTTTCCCTCCATGACATATAGTCTTAAAATACAAATTGTTGTTATTATCGGTTTTTGGGTTATCATCAAATTCACTTAGTATATTGATGATATCTTCCTTGGTAATCAAATCGAGTAATTCTTCTGCGCTAATCAATAATGATCACCACTTAAAACGCAGTTACTTTATCATCCACCATATTAATCTTGGTTTTGCGGATGTCGGTAATAAGTTCATTGTGTTTGTTTGTAACAAACATGTCTTTAAAATATCCATTGCCAAAATCTTGATACCCCCATATTTTAACGTCTTTATAATTTTCCCCGCGATTCTTGTAGAATGAATAATAAATATTGGGCATTTTATTAAAGCCTTTTAATTTCGTAATTATTGGCTCAATTTGCTGTAGTTCTTTTTTTGTTGGTTCAAATACAACAATGCCTACATCAGCTTTATTAGGAAGCGATCTGGCTCCTTTTACAGCTCCCTGATCCCTTCGACCATCTCTTCTGGCCTCATCAGTTGTCTGCGTAAATGAGTTAACCCAAATATCAAATTCGTTCGCAATATTTTTTAGGTTGTTTGATAGGTTAAGTAGAATCTGGTCTTCTCTAACCATCATTCCTCCACCTATCATATTTTTATATTCATTAATTAATCCACTTTGAATTTCGATATAATCTAACACCACAGCACATATATCATGTTTAATTTTGTATTCTTCAATTGTTTGCCATAAGTAATGATTATCAAAATTCGGTTGATTTTCTAGAAAAAGTTTAGTGTCGTCAAGAATCTTAATTGCTCTATCTACCCTATCTTCTTCCTCTTTGGTTAAGTCATTGTTTTTTATTTTTTTTTCGTCCACTCCTGAAACAATAGCCCACATCATTGGCTCCAATTCTAAATATAAATCCATTTCAGTTCCTATATAAAGAGCACTTTTTCCTTGACCATTTGGATTTTCTACAAATGCATGTTTATCAAAGTCCCATAAATATGGGGCAGTAAAACCCAAGAGACGTTTAATTGCTATGCGGGTTTTACCATTACCCGTATCTCTCGTTTCTAATATGAATTTACTTCCTAATGCCCCCCTGATAATTGTATTTAAATATTCGCTTTCCAAACTCATTCCAAATATGGGACTTTGTTTCAATGCCTCTCTTAATTCCCTGGCTCCATCGCCAGCTTTTCTGCGATCACTCTCGTCTTTAATAACAAAATCTCGTTTAGCTTCCAAATGCCTAAGATCAATTTCCTTAATAATGTCTTCCAATGTCATGGATTCAAACTTTTCTTCTTGAATCTTAATAATGTTGGGATCAATCTCATCTTTATCTAAAATATAAGTAATATCAATACCTTGCTCTAAATAACTTCTCAATAAAGAATATTTCTTTATTTTGTTATAATGATAATCAAAATTTATCGTATTGGCTGTTTCTAAAACTTTGCTGATCCATTCGGCACCATCATACTTCTCAAAAACCCTTGTATGATCAACTGGACTTGCAACAGACAAATAACCTTCTATTTCACTAATATTAATCTGTTTTACTCCTTGATACGCTAGATTATAAATACAAGTAAAGATAATATTATGTAATGTATCTACAGAAAAATCCTTTTGTGTTAAATGATATTCCCTTGATTTAACCCTTTGAGGTTCTAACATTAATACTCCCAATACTTGACATGCTGATCGTTTATCATAATATTTTTTTACATTTTTAACCCTCATTAATTTCTATTTCTTCCCCCTCGTGCTTGATATTTTCGAAACTTAATTGCTTGTTTTTCTTTTTTGACCAGAAAGAAGAAACTACTTTGACTTCTTGCATTTTTTCCTCAAAAACAACTAAATCTTGAACACTCTTCTTTACTCGTAATATATCTAGATAATGTTTTTTTGCGTTATCGTATTCATATTCAATAATACCCAACCCAACATCTTCTTTAAGATCATTGCCAAGCACTTCATAATAATACTTTAATGTGAGCAACATTCCTTTGTTTGTATAATTATATGGTTCATTTCTATATCTTTTTAATTGGCCATACATCATACCTGTTGGCTCACTTATATCATATAAATCACAAATATAATTAAACAACTCATTCCAACCATCTGTATTTTTTTCTATTTCTTTTCTTCTTTTCTCGGCGCACTCGGGACAATAATATCTATTACCAATTTGAATGGTATTTTCTTTGAAATTTAGTGTATTGCATTCAGGACACTTTACTTTTCTCGACAATATATCACTTCCTTATGCAACAAGGGGGAAAGACCCCCTTGTTATTATTCGTTAGTTTGCGACCGCAAAAGCTCTTCTAGATCTTCAAGAATTAATGCTACAATATCTACTTGATCTTCCTCTGCTTCTGCTAATCTTTTTCCTTTACCCAAGTGCTTTTCAACCGTTCTAGTTATAGTTCTCGTATTTTTGTCGTTATTATTATCCTTATCAATTTCTAGAAGTTCATTAATTATAGTCTTAATTTCAGCCATAACATCATCAAAATTCATTTCAGGTTTAGATTCATATGTATTAATATGTTCATCAACAACACATGCTCCGCTCTGCTCTTCTTTTTCAATAGCATCTGCAATAGAATTTGTAAGATTTTCATAGTTAAATTCAATATAATTAGGCGTATACTTCCATCGACTACCTGCTTCAAATCTTGGTGTCCCACGCATATAAAGATAGGTTTTGTTCCCTTCTTCTGTTTCTACCGTGCGTGAATATCCAATAATATCTGCCATACGCAATACAATTTTACGAGGTGTCTTGGGAAGTGTGGGTACAATTTTATTATACGACTGTCCCTTTTCGTCAGTGAATTGTTTGTCTTCGCTATGAGAAATCATTACCAATCCAAAATCCAACATTGGGATCGAACGTAGAGCTTCATCAAATTCCTTTTCTACAAAACGATATCCAGCGCCATAAGGAACATCACCAATTTTATCTACACCTTCCCTGGAGCATATGTATGATTCGCACATGTCATAAAAAATATCTACTGTATCCAAAATAACTGTTTCATACATTTGCTTTGCTCTTGGATCTTTCAATTGTTTTAATACTCGCTTAAAGTCTGACCACTTGTCTATATTTTGTGCTCTTACTCCGCTTAGTGCGTTGTAACCACGCTCTGCTGCGAGTAAGAGGGGACGAGGAAATTTTACGGCATTACTCGTTTTCCCACTTTTCATCTCTCCGTAAAGTAGCACAATCTTGCCTCTTAAATCACGACTTACTTTTGTTGGTTCCAAATTAAAAATATCAATCGTCAATAATATCACTCCTATATTTTATTTATTATATGGAGTTGAGTTATCAACTCCATATAAATTCTACCATTATTCATTGATTAGCTATTTAGTCAGAAAGGAATGTCATCGTCTGAAACACCAACTGAATTATTATTACGTCTTTGAGCCTGAGAATGTGCAGAGTGATTACGATTATTACTCATACCTCTACTTTTTGATTCTTTCTTATTTTCACTCTCATTATGTTGCTGCAGAATCTCTTGCTTCTTGTTTTCACGCTCTTTGACTGCCGTTTTAATCAGATCTTCGTCAAACATTTTATCTTCGTCTTCAATAAGATCTCCACCGTAGGCAACTAACTCGTTTACATATGTACGAGTTTCTTCTGTCTTTGCTCGACCCAAACCACCGCCAACTTTTTTCTTTGAAACAATTACCTGATGATTGATTTCACCCCAAAGCCTTACTGTATCTCCCTCTTGAAGAGCGTTTAAAACATCTTCCCCAAAATCATACGGCTGACCATCTTCATCTTCAATCTCGCCAGCAACAATCGTCAATGGGAATACTGTGCCACCATACGCAGGAACATACCCCTTTACAATGGCTCGACCAGTTGGCTCACCATCTTTTTCTTCTTCCTCAATTTTATGAATAAACATTTCAACATCAAATTCAGCTTTATAATCTTCTGGTTTATATGTATCATTAATCGTCACGTTTCCAAAGCCAAGGTCAAGTGAAATTCTTGTGGTTACCTCGGTTGGGTTGCTTTCAGACACATACATTTCTTCACGAAATTGTGGTGCAAAATTATCATTGCCCCAAATGCGAACCTTTACAGCCTCTTCTTCGTTTACACCATCAGCGAGTGTGCTTACATTCTTATCAAGTATTTGCTTCAAAGTAGAATAGACCTTACGTGTGTTTCCATCCTTAGTCTTTTCATTTACAAAAACCTTTACTTCAACTTCTGTAAACTCACCTGCTTTAATGACAAGTGAACCGTTAATATATTTACCTTTATCGGATTCGCCAGCGTTCAACTTGCTTTCTTTTACAACTCCCACAATTTCAAGTTTGTTAATTGCTTGGCGAAGTTCTTGCTTTTCTACATCATTTTTTTTCATGTTTATTATACATCTCCCTTTTATTTTTTATTTTTATAGGTATCGGTATAATTTATCATTCATTTTGAGCGGCTACATAACAAACACTCCTTTTATAAATATGATATCTATGTTAAACCCTTTAAGGGTAAAACAATTTGTATCTATATATAATCATATCAAGACATTTCACCATATTCAAGTTATATTTTTTACTTTTATTCTTTGAAGATAAAATGCAGAACTATCAAATATCCAATTGTAATACCCAAAATACCTGCTACCCCAGGTAGAACCGCAGGCGCTGGAACAGGAAGGCGAACCAACGCAAAAATAACTCCAACAATCAAACCTGTGCCAAGTGACAATAAGGAATCAATTAGTGTTTTCATGCTAGATAGCCTCCATATATAATACTAATCTTCATCAATTCACGATATCTGTTCTCCCACTCACTTCTATCTTTCTGAAGTCTCGTTAATTTTCGACTTATATTGTCTATATAGTCACGGTTGTTCATCTTATAAAGTTTATCTGCTTGCCTATATAATGATCTTATCATAGAATCTTTTATATATCTTCTTCATCTTCGTCCATATTGTCTAAAATAGCTAATAATGGTAGACCAACCTTAAACATAAGTCTTAATGCTCTTTTTAGTTCTTCTGCATCAACTTTCTCTAGAATATTTAAAAAATATTCTTTTTGGTTTTGATTTAATGTCATTTCAATAACCCCCCACTAAATGTCAACATCCAATTCACTTATTAAACCGTCAATATCTTCATCTGTAATATCAGAAGAAAACTGCTACTCAAAATATGGACAAATATCCATATCGAGAAAAGTTCCTGCTTCAACGTGTTCTGCCTCGCATCATGCTACTACAGGTTCTACAACACTCCACAGGCGTAAATTCCCGACTAAGCCATCGGTACATACTGTATAATCGCTTGTTTATGCGATTTTGTACATTTTAACACGTTAACCGTATCATTGTTTATTCCTCCATTTAGGACTCCGCCTTATAGTCTTAATTTTTAACCTTCCAATCAAACTTATCTTCTCTAGGAACCAATTCAATAAAGGTAATTGGTTCTCCATTTTCATCAACATACATCAACTTACCATCAATTTCCACTTGTTTCAGTGTGTCTTTAAATTCTTTCCATGCAACTTCTTCTTTAATTAAATCAGGTCTATTTTCTTTAACAAATGAAACCAGCATTGGATCGCCTTTTGCTTTCTCTGGCTCTTTACCATTGATAAGAATTTGCGGATTTTGTTTCCGATATGTAAGGTCACGATATTGCAGCTTGATTGTTTTGCTTAATTTCTTTGCATTATTTCTTTTTTCTTCTTCAACCACTTTCATGTGCCAAAGGTGTAAGTGTGTTTTAAAAAACTCAATATCATTTTACAAAGGTTTAAGAGTTTGTTCTTTCCATTCATCTAATTTTGCCAGTAGCTTTTCTTTTCGCTCCTGATACACTCGTTCAATTTCTGCCACCTTCTCTTCTCTTTGATGAACAATTTCATCAGCCCATAAAGCCGTTTCTAAATCTTGAATGCGCCATCCTTCTTCTTGTTGCACTTTATAAACTTCGTCCTTTTCCTCAAAAATTTCATTAAGTTGCTCTTCATAGTTTACAAACGACATATATTACTCCTCCTCTTTTATTCAATCTAAATCCTCATCGTTTAAAACACTTGTTAACGTTTCTTCCTTTTTGATTCTATAATCCCATTCTATAATGCCATCTTCATTGCACAAACAATGAGAAATTGCTTCTGCTGCTGAATTTGCATATGTATCATCTTCATTAAAAATTACTGAGAATACAATTATTTGTTTTTTAATAGCCATTTTGTTACCTCGCTTTATTTTTCAATAGAAACTCTAAAATTTCTTTATAAGCTGCCATTCGTCCAAACTTTTTCCCATGACCATACCCAAGGTCGTAACAGTCATCAAAATTGCCACCAGACCAATCTTGAGGGTCAAAATCTTCATCAAATAATTCATTAATTTCATCAATTTCTTTTTGTAGATTTTTAATTTTTTCTTCAATAATGTTAATAATATTCATTTTATTTCCTCCTAATTTGGATTATAAATTCATTTATAAAAAGTCTTTTAACTACTTATTCCAGCAATTTTGCACAATTGATGCAATATGTAGACATAATCTTGTGTGTGGACTAACACAAGCATTCATCCATTCATTGTGAACAGTTTTTCATTGCTCTTGGTTTTGTAAATTTTATCCATTTGAGTCACCAATCTTGCAAATATTTACTCAAATAATTTTGTATTTCATTAAATAATTTCTCACACTTCTTCCACTTAGCTGCCAGCCATTCATCTTCAATGCTTTCGCTTGAAATATAGTGTTGAATCAAATATCCTAAACCTTCAATCTCCATTTTCTCTGCAATTTCTTGGTTCGTCCATTTTGACATATTATCACTCCTTTTTGTTTTTATTCATCAAAATGTATTACAACCGGAACTCCAGTTTCAGTCAATTTAACAATGGCAACTTTTAGATTCGAATTTAATTCATTAATAACTTCTTCTATCCCCACATATAATGCTCCTGAAAATTGTTCATTACGATCTTTATAAACTTCATAAATCCCATCATCGATTTTTAGGAATACTGTATTAGCAGTTTCTAATACTTTAAGCCAATCATACATTTCAATATTTCCTCCTAATATATTTTACGCTTCTTCCACTTCATCAGGAAATAATTCAAGAAACTTATCGATATCGGCAATTTTAATAATAATTTTGGCTTGCTCTAAAGGTATTACATTTAAAGTTGGATTACGAGTATCGGTTCCAACAATTTCGAACCATGCTCCTTTGGGGGTTTTGTACAATTCACACATTACCCATTCTTGAAACTCTTCAATCAATAAACTTCTCGGTTTAACATATCTTTTGAAAAGAGTAATCAACTCGGCCTTATCAGTATCATATAATTTTCCATCAATGATTGCTTTCATTTTTAATCATTTCCCCTCAAACAAATTCCGAATGTTCTTTTTCAACCTGTACCCTATATTCTTCTTTTAGATTACATGGCTCTCTTAGAAACATTGGATAAAACCCACCTCCAAATGTGCAGCCACCACAATCATCTTCTCTTTTAAAACCTTCTGCTGGAAGCCAATATTTACACATACTGCATCTGAGTTTTGTTACTTCAAATTTACATTCCATATCACGTTTTACAATTAATAATGGTACGTCAGGATGATAACATGTTCCTTTGTTTTTATAGTTATATTTAAAATAGTTACAATCTTTACACTTCATTTTCAATCCCCCTCTAATCCCTTTATTTCCCTTGAAATTTTCTTTAAGGTCATAATGAACCCATCTAGTTCAACAATATTTTCAAATCTCAATATTATAACATCTGAAATTTATATTTTAAACAAATCACCTCTTCCTTTTTTCACTAAAAACGATTTTAAAGAAAACATTAATTTCCATTTTAAAGAATCATTTCTTTTCTAATGTTTTCTAATACTTCAATCACAACGTCCAGCGATCTAATATCATCGAATTGCATTACTACATGTACATCAAAATCATCTAAAGGTTTATCTTTTACCTCTTTCCACTCTGTTCCTATTTCTTTAGGTTCGGTTAAAGCAAATACTACTCCAAACACTTTTTCAGTTTTTTTGTCTCTAGCATCACCAACAAAAATATCACCGTATCCAAATTGAAGATATTTTACATTATCTTTAGTGATAATAGGCACATTTGGTTTCCTCTCTTTTCTAGATTTTATTTTATTTTGTCGTTCAAATATTTCTTAAAGTAAGTATCACATAATTTCAATAACTCTTTTTTATGCCGTTTATTATCTGGCAACAACCACATATATCTATTTTTCGCATCTCTCATAACAGTTTTCCAACCTATTTCAGCAGCCGTCGATTCAGTAATATTTACACCGTTTTGTCTAGGATGTCTTAACCTTCCCTCTTGATCTATGTAAAATTTAGCCCTTCCTGTTGAACCAAGTCTATACGCATTTGTCGCTTTATATATTATTCCCTCATGTCCTTCTGTCTTATCTGCAAATGATAATACTGCCCATATTTTAGGTTTAATTTTTTTCAACTCTTTAAGGCATCTGGAAATAAACCAACTCTCAGTATTTCTAGGTGTAACGTCTAAAATATGTAGTCTATGCAATTCTGTTACATGATCTTTGTATTATTTTCCAAATACACTCGCCCTTACTGCTTCACTACATGGTGTAGCAAACATTAAAACACCAATTAATTCATCTTTATCGAACAAACCAAAGCAAGGAGAAGCACCATTATGACAGCCATGCGAATAATGATGCTTCTTGATATAGTCCCTAGCATCAGAAAATTTAATTTGTTTTATTGTATAACTAATTATATACTTTTACCTCCATTATTTCAATATTATATTTTATTTTTATTGAACTAAACTCAAAATGTATCCCTTTAGATGCGTTGCAGAGCCTGAATAAAATTTTGCAAATAAACCAATCGTCAGTGTACGGAAAATCGATAGGATTCTCTTAAATTGATATGCAATTTTTTAAGGCGATTCCCGACAATGGCTGATGTGATATCGTTCCTGCCCACTTTCTTAGCATTAATCCCGGCTTTTTCAAGTTCCTTTAAAACCATTTCAGTCAACTGTTTTGATTGATCTGACACTTTCTAACCCTCCTATAAAATTATTCTTTTAACATTTTAGCAATCTCATCAATTTCCAGTTCTACTTTCTTTTCATCAGATAGTAGTCGGTCTAGTTTGGCCTCCATACTTTTTAGTTTTTGAATTTCTTCTTTTCTAGTGACATGTTCAAGTTTGGCTTTTAAGTCTGCAATCCAATCCATTACATTATATCCACTAATAATGTATTCTTCTAAAATGCCAAGGTCTTTAGCTGATAATGCATATGCATTTAATTTAACAAGTATTGAAATAATTTGCTCTTTATTGAATGTTTGAATATTAGAGCGAACGCCATCTATGTTCAATTGAGCAATTAGATTTCATTTTTATTATCACTCCAATCTTCAATTGACAAAGATGTAACTAAAATACCAAGTCCCCTATCTCCATAGTCCCATACCTTTAGCATTGGCATTGTTCCTTGTGGTAAATCAAACACTCTGTATTCCATATGTTTAATTGGCAAAATACTTGTACATTTACAACCATATTTAAATGTTGCAGGATGAATATGGACTTGTTTTTGTGTATCATTGTAAAATGCAAATTTGTTCATCTGTTATCAAATTCCTTACTCTTTATTTTCTTACTGGACATTCCATCAAAAAGTGACAATACTCTAATTTAAATCAACCTCCAGTATTTTTCTACATCTTTTAAAAATGATTATTGAAGATGCCATATATATCGGATAAACCAATATGGCTCTAATTTTCGAAATGCTTCTTCTGAAACAATACAATCCTTAAACTCACCATTTGCTTCATCGTATTCACCTAAAATTATTCCTAAATTCTCAAGATGCTCTTTATCTTCATAATCTGCACCAATCCAACCTCTGAGCATTATTTCACCTCTTCTCCAAAATGTTTATTAAACTAGTAAGTCCTTAATTCGCAGTCCCTTATTATATTGATCTTTTGTCATTTCAAAAAAATAAACTTTTCCATCATCACTATAATCCACGCCAGTCACTAAATAGTATTTTTGACTTCCATCAGAAAATTGAATTCTAAAAGTATCATCAACTTTAAATGAATTAAATTTCATTTCGCCAATTTCATTTTTAGTTACATGATCTATCACTTTCATATAATCCCCCTATAAATTTCCTATTTGATTGGATAATCTTCGTTAATACTTTCTAATCTTAAATTTGCAATTTGTATGTATTCTGGTGATATTTCAAATCCTAAAAACTTTCGATTATATATTTGAGCCATTTTAGCGGTTGTTCCTGAACCCATAAACGGATCAAGTACAACATTCCCTTCATTGCTCCAACTTAAGATATGATCTGCTGCTAATTGTTCAGGGAATATAGCAGGATGCTTGTATGCGATTTTGTCTGATGTCATAACCCTCCCTGTATTATATTCCCAAATATTACTTCTAGCCTGATATTCTCCAATCAAAACAGGTTTAACCTTTCTTAATTCTCCATATCTGGTTCTCCCCTTTGTTCCTGTTGCAATCTTTCCACTATGTTTGTTTGGGACATCTTTAATTTCGTTATATGTATTTGGCTTACCTTTGGAGAAAACAAACATATATTCGAAGCAATTCTTATATCTTTTATTTCTAGGATCGTGTGCATATGATGCATTCTTTTTATAAATCATTGTATCATGCAAATTAAACCCGCAAACATCCTTAAAATACAATGCTTGTTTAAAACTTGTTCCAGTCTCACTACCTTTAATCGTAGCATCTCCTACTATCCAAACAACCACTCCGCCATTTTTAGTAATCCTAAATAGTTCATTTGCAATTGGCTCAAAATCAAATGTATAACCATTATATGTACGTAAATTATCATATGGCGGTGATGTTACCGTTAAATCTATACAATTATCTGGTAATAGTTTCATACCTTCTAAACAATCCATTTGATAGATACGATTTATTTCAAGACTTCCAAGTAACTCTTTGCTCAATCTATCATCCTCCATTATTCCAATAAAATTACAATTTTAATTATTTTCACCTTTAATAAAAATAACAATTTTTCCTTTATCATATGATGACTCTTGACTAATAACTAAATTATGCTGTTTTGCATACTTTCTAACCACTTCAAAAATAAGATCATCTAATGTTTCTGTGTGTTGATCGATAGATTTATTCATACATAACCTTCCTTTCTTTTAATTAACCAACATCCACTTTTGTCACAAATCAATCCATCGCCTTCAGTAATATTAAATTTCATATTCACCTTGTCATAGATTAATTTTTCTGTTTAATATATTGATTTAAAACATCATCAGGTGGATTATGTATCACTTGAGTATGATCGCATACAACCCATCCTCTAGGATTTGTTTTACGCTGCGGCTTGACATCTGTAGTCCACTTACCCTCAACTAAAATTACAGATGGATACGAACATCCTTTGTATGTATGACTTACAAAGCACTTTTTAAATATATTCCAATGAATAATATTTTTTATTTTAAATCACCTTCGTCAAAGTAAAATTTGGCATATATCCCTTTCTCCATACATAATGAGCATATGCAATACTGTCTCGTTTTCCATCATCTGTAAAACTCATTCTCTTGTGGTGAACAAATATGTATTTAGGAAGTTGCTTATCAAAAAAATCTTTTCTTACTTTTGTTTCTAAAAAGTTTAACCTAAGCAACATAATTACCCAACCATTATCATCTACATCATCTAATGCTTTTGTAATAATTTCTAATGCCTGATTAAATGGAGGATTAGTTATAATGACATAAGGTTTATAATCCAATTTAACCTTTAAATAATCCTCTTTATTTTCAGCCAGTGAATCTTTTCTAATGTCTATTGTTTTTATTTTATTTTTATTTACACCACATCTAATCAAAGCTTCTGGATAACTCATTGGATGGTTTAAATCCCCACCTGCTGCCGGATCTAAGATAGTCCCCTTTGTTAATTCTCCTGATTCAACCTTTTCAAACTCTTTCAGAAATGTAATAATTTCATCAATAGGTGTTACATAATAATCTGCTATATGCAAATCTCTAGCTTGGCTTCTATTTGTGCTACTCATAATTTCATTCCTTTACTTTTTCAATTAAAATCAACTTTTTATTTGGTTTCTCCGGTACACATCTTTATTTGTCACATCAGCGATCATCATTGCAAAATTAGCTACGTCTAACGCCTCTCCAATAACATCCCATGCAAAATCATCAATTGATTTTACTCCGTCTGGATAAGAATTAATTGCATCTTCCAATTCTTTAACTTCATCTTTCAATCTGGTTAATAAATATGGGTAAGTACATTTATCCCAACCACCCTTATGGTCATTAGCTTTCAGTTTGCTTTCCATTAATTCAGCAAACCATTCAACTGATTTTCTCACACATATCCTCCTTTCCGATGTGATAGTCAAATTCATCAAACCATTACATACAAACAACAATTACATACAAACAACAGTCAATTTCATTCCTTGTCGTTCTGAAGCGTATATTCGATAATATACTTCTTCATCCATAAACTAAACCTCCGTTATTAAAAAAAATACTTGCAACGGATAGGGATTCTTTCTTCTTAATCATATTATTATATTTTATTTTTAAATATAATGTACCTAACAAATCAAGCTAACATACTTGCGATCTCTTTTAATTTCTTTGCTGTTATATCCCAATCTAGTTTTCCTGATTCAATATCTTTTACTACATCATTTATTAAATTATGAGCATCTTCAACTTTGTCCATTAAGAATTCATATTCACTTCTAATTTTCTCAAGATCGCTAATTGTATTTACTACTTTTAAATCTAAACTATCCATTTTCAAATAAACGGATTTCCCCATGTGAGAAACCTCCTAAGAATTATCCTCTGGAAATCATTGTATCACATGGGTATATTCATTGCAAACTATATTTTATATTTTATTTTTATTTTTTTAATTAGCAGCCTGTTTAAATCCCTTGGCATATTCTTCGATATAACTTAAATCGCCAACTTCATTCCATTTTGATTTCTGAACATCTTTAATACCTAGTTCTTTATTCAACTGGTCAAAACGCTTATGATCTTTATAAAACCAGTCACAGAGCACGCCTTTATAATTTCTAATTTTGGTGATTACATTTCCTTTTGTGTAAATGTGTAGATTACCGTACAGATAAACATAACGATTATCTTCAATATGTACTTTAATTGCAAGTGCAATATTTCTATTTAACTTCTTTTGAGCATCTTCATATGAAATTTTTTTATTTCCTTTTACAAAAACTATGTAATAAAAATAAGCACTCTTTTTAAGTTGATATGACAGCATATAAAATTGCACCTCATTTTTCTAATTTGCCCCTTATGAACCCTGCACTACTGAACCTAATATATCTTCTTCCAAAGTGAATATACAAAAACCTCTTCATGCTCATCTAGGGGCTGTATAATCAGATGTTCAACAATTTTATTGAATTCATCTTGATCGACTTTGTTGCCACAATAAAAATGAACCTTGACTTTTTCGTTCATATACATTCCCTTACATTTTTTTGTTAAAAATGAAATTTTATTTTCTTTTAAGTCTTTGTGTCATAACACCAATTGCCTTATTTTCAACATCAAATGTGACAAACAGCACTTCATATGTATCGTCTTCAATAAGTAGAAAGTCTCCTTTTCTTGGAATCATACCTTCCATATTCAGCGTATAACTTATGGTTTCATATTTCCCCGATTCTTTATTTGCAACGTAAAAAGCAGTGTGCTCCAGTTCACTCTCTCAACTCCCATTAAATAATCGTTTTATTGTATTTCGTTACTCTCCATTCCTTTTCTATATGCTTCATTTAGCAACTCAACAATATATTCAACATTATGATTTGGTGGAAAATAAGCAACTTCCGCATCTACTTCTTCATTGTTATTAAACTGAATTACACTCCAACTATCACTAAACGTATGATAAGAATAATAATTGGTCATTTACTTATCTCCCTCAATTTTCCATATCATTTCATACGCTCCAATATTTCTTTACGAATATCCCAATATTCTTTTGTTTTCTTTGCAGCATATTTTATTTCTGGCTCATAATCAAGTTCTATAAACATATCATCAACATATGTATTACTTTCAATAACATCACAGAAACGATCAATTAATTCTTCATCGGTCATTAAGTAATGATTTACAGCCATTTACTTACTCCCCTCATAAAACCTACTGCGTAATCTATCGTATGCTTCCCGCGCCATTTGTTTAAAAATATTATTAAGCTGATCATCGCTTTTAATATATTTGTCTCCTAATTGAGATACTTTGTTAACATCATAATCTGCAATATAATCTTTTAATGTTTTTTTGTATACACCAATATAATCAGCAATTAATCCAAGAAGAACTAAATCACGCTCAATCTGTTTTACCTGTTCCTCCATTGATCCCTGATCCTTTCATGTTTTTTAGACAAAGCATCATTTGAATCATTTTTAAAAAGCCTTTTCTTTCATCTTCTGTCTTCGCAGATTCAAGTAGTTTTTTGAATGGACTCATTTTATCTAATCACCAAAAAAATTTCTTGAAAATTATGTATCCTAGTGTAATTCCAAGAATTCCAAAAACCGCTGGAATTACAGGCGGAGCAGGAATAGGAAGTCTTGCCGCAGCAAAGAGAAGACCTGCAATTAAACCAGTTGATAATGAAGCTAGTGACTGCAATATAAAGTCTTTCATACAATTCCTCCCAATATTAATCTTCAGCTGGCTCATATGTTTTTTCAAAAATTTCTGGTTTACAAGGATATTTCTCACCCTCAACACCCGTGATTATCCAATCCCCAGGACTAACAACATGAAATCCTTCCAACGTTTTAACTTGATATCTCAAGTGTTGATTCTCGGGGAGAAGATAAATTTCCGAAAATTGGGCCATGTCAATAACCCCCTCAACATCTTTCCCCGGAAACCATTGCTCTGCTTCAACGATCACTGGCTTCTTTCGATATTTGGCCATTACATATCAAACCCCATTAAAACATATATTTGATAAGTATTAATAACTCATACTTTGCATCTGCATTTCTTTTCTAATGTCTTGCAATGTTTCAATTACTACATCTAAAGATTTAATATTATCGAACTGCATAATTACATGAGTGACAAAATTATCTAAGGTTTTACTCTCTGTATTTTCCCAATACGAGCCGATTTCTCTAGGTTCAGATTGAATGAATACCGCTCCATATATTTTTCCAGTTTTTTGTCCTTTGCATCTCCTACAAAAATATCTCCATAGCCGAATTGAAGATATTTTACATTATCTTTTGTAATGATTGGCATTTATTTCTCCCCTTCCGATCAAAGCAATCTTTTATCGTATTTATTTTGAGTATTTAGCAAATATTTCTTTCGGACGCAACCATTTATCTTTAATTGGATGTCCAATTGCTAATATTTGAAATCCAGCACAGCCATCTCCTTCAAGTTCAACTCTTACAATTTGCCCAATGAGTTTCTTTTCGTCAAATTCATATAAGTCTAGAGCATCCATAAGCGCCATAACCCATTCATAACATGCCGCATCTTTTAGATGGTATCCTCCGAATGAACAACCCCATCCATCGCCTTCAACACTAATCCAATGTGTTAGTCCTCTTTCCCTATCCCATCTTGTACTTGTGATTTTTGCGTTAATAATTGTATTTTTCATTTTTACCTCCATATTTTCGATAAATTCCGTCTTTTATTGTGATTTACTCACCAAAAATATAATCAACATAATTTACTAATGAAGCTAAATGTTCAAACAATACTTCATCTTGCAAAGTTACAAATAATCCATAGTCTTTACCATCTTCAATAACTTTATGACCAAACCCGAATGTTCCTTCGTCAAAATCATTAATTATATAAATTGTTGTGGTAAGTCCATCACTTTCAATTTTATGGCTTATTTCAACTGTCCCATTAGGTTTATTCCAACTTTCAGAAATATCAATTCCTAGTTGTGTGAACTTATATTTTTTGCCACGATAATCAACTTCAAATGATTCTTTATCCCAGATATTCAATCAATCACCTCCCCTTTTCCCTATCAAGCCGTCTTTGATTGGATTAAGCTAATCGCTTTTGGCACACATCAAAATACCTTTTATCAATCTCAAACCCCATGTATTTTCTTCCAGTATTCTTGCTTGCGATTGCCGTACTTCCAGAACCCATAAAAGGATCAAACACAATCTGTCCTAGTTGCGAACTATTAAGTATTAATTTCTCTAACAGTTCAACCGGCTTTTGTGTTGGATGCAATTTATCTTTGCCATTAATATTATTTACTTTTAAAATCTGTTCTTCCCAAAGTTCTTCACCAACACAATCTAAATTGCCGTAATCAACTTCTTGATATTGACTATCACCTTTATTGTTTATGTAAAAAGATTTCCCTTTTCTAAAGAAAATAATGAATTCACAGTCCTTCATATAAAACTTATTTGGTGTTTTATTGTTCTTTTTCCATACTAAAATATTATGTAATTTAAAACCAACTTTTGTTGCCTCGTTTAACATGTCTTGAACATTTTTATCATTAACAAAGACATAGAAGTGACTGGGCGATTTCAAAATTCGATATAATTCAGACAACCAATCTTTAAATTCAATATTGTTGACAATGTTTGCCGTCTTATCACCAGCTTTTAACATGCCTTGCCATTTCTCTTGCATCCCTACAGATGTTGAACTTCCAAATGTTTTATTCATGATACAAGGTGGATCTGTTACACATAAATCAATACATTCACTCAGCATCCTCTTCATTGCTTGAATAGCAGTTGAATACTTCATCACTCCTTATATTTATTTTTTCTAAAATCATAGTTTTATTGATAAAAATTATTCAACGATTTCCAACCTTACCTTTCTTGCTCTCCTAACTAAACCATCAATATTGATTCCGTCGATAGTATAACCATTAAAATATCCGTCATCATAATCGGGTTTTATTTCACCTTCGAGCTTAGTAACAAAATATTTTTTAAAGTCATTTACAAACTCATCTTCACCTTTCTCTCCCCAAGGATAATATCTTTCTTCTGAATAATCACCCCATTCTTTAAGTTTATAGACAAAGGTAAAATGATGCTCATCTTGAGAATATCCATAGTCAAATTCTTTGCAATAAATATCTTCAAAGTCACCAATTGAACGAATTTTGTCTATCATCCTCTTTGCGGTTTCAATTTTCCACGAAATTTCTTTAATTAGATCCTGAAAATTATCTGGATTTCCTTTATAAACATAAAATCTATCTGTTTCAGCTTTTTCGTTAGCATAATGTTGTTCAATGACTGTCCGATCTTTGCTAAGTTTGATTATGTATTCTGCATACCAACCTGCCCCATTCTCCACATTCACTTTCCAATCAGGGAAATGTTGATGAAGGATGTCATAAATCTCTGATATATCCGTCTTTTTACCTTTGAATTCTTTAACATATTTTTTTCGAATGTAATTAATAAGCTCTTCTTCTGATGAGAAAATTGAACCATCAATATCCAAAACATATTTTTTATTCATATTAACACTCCTTATAGGTTTATTATTCTTAATAAAACTATCATTTAATGGAATTTCATTCACCAATACTGTCAATCAATTCTTAATTTTATTGTGATTAAAAATAATGAACATGTTCTCTCCAGTTCCACTTTTGTTCTTCGTCCCAATCGCCATTCCAATGTGCTGGAGACATTAGATAGGGTAAGATACACTCATCTACGCATCTATGGTCAATAAAAGAATCCACATATACTTCCTTAAATCGGTATCCCCTACAATTTTCAGACCATCTTCGTGCTTTGATTGTTTTATCTTTAGTTTTTATGATATCTTTAGTTCGATATACAATATCACCATCAAGTTTAGTCGCAAGTTCATTTAATTTTTCTTCTGCTTTTCTTTGAGTCGTAGCAAAAATCATAGTGTGATGATGAATTGAATTTAGTCCCATGAATTTATTTTCTCATCGCTTTCTTTGTGGTTTTCATGAAATGACCAATTTAACGACCCCTTAATAAGTCTTATCCTATGCCCCATCTTCCATCATACCAGAATCCAACTATTTCACTTAATTTGAAGCCTGCAACAATTATTCCCTGTTTATCGGTAAACTTAACCCAACCTGCTTCAAAATTCAAATCTACTCTATCAGCATCAATGGTAATAATACCATTGCTACCCTCCATTTTTCTTTGAATTACAAACATAGAATCCCCCGATCTTTCTTTCTTTTTTTTATTATGGATATCCTTCATATAACTCCCCATACTTGTCAGTGTAAAAATATTCTTGATACATTTCACATTCTTCATTTACGCATTTATAAATATCTCCCATTCTTTCAATCCATGAACTTGTATCTCGATAATGATCTGCATGTTTCAGTTTACCATATTGACACTCCCCACGGATAAATCCGGGGGATTCTTGGATGATTAGCGCACTCATGCATTTCTGCTTCATGCAATCTCCAAGTTCAGGGCTGTGTCATCAGCCCATCCTAAGACAGACC